CGTCGCCAACCAGCACGACGTTGTGCTTGTCCTGGCTGGGTCGAGTGGCAACACGCTCTCGGCCGCGCTGACTTGGGACAAGAGCTACACGCACCTTGTGGGCATGTGCGCCCCCTCAATGGCGGGCCAGCGCGCGCGGATTTTCCAGCTCTCGACGCTGACCGGCGCCTCGCCGTTGATCAACGTCACCGCCTCGGGCTGTATTTTCAAGAGCCTGTACGTGTTCCAGGGCGTTGACGATGCCACGTCGCTGATCAATGTCCAGGTGACTGGCGGCCGCAATTACTTCGAGAACGTGCACTTTGCTGGGGGCGGCCATGCGACTATGGCTATCAATGGCGGCGCCAGCCTCAAACTCGACGCGGCCGAGGAAAACCTTTTCCGCCATTGCACTATTGGCGTCGATACGGTGGCCGCAGCGACCGGCATGGTTGGCATTCTCTTTGACACGGAGGCCCATCGAAACGTGTTCGAGGACTGCCATCTTTCCATGCTGGCCGGGCACGCTGGCGCCGCGTGGGTCGAGGTGGCCGACGGCACCGGGATCGACCGCTACACCATTTTCAACCGCTGTATTTTCAGCAACACGAACAAAGAGAACTTTGAGATGTCTAGCGGCTTTGTGATCCCGGCCGTCGCCGCGAACAAGCCCGCTCGGTTCATTCTCAAGAATTGCATCGGCTACGGTGCCGCCAAGTGGGACGCCAACGATCGCGGCGTGCTTCTGGGCGATATGAACGCCGTCACCGGTGCGGATCTTTCCGGCGTGGCCGTCGAGATCGTCACCTAAGACGCGGGCGCCCAGCTCGCTTAGATCAAAGCACAAGGAGATCAAGCTATGGCACAGGGAAAGGGTTGTCTGTATGGCAGCTTGACGGCTGCTACCACGACCGCGGGCGGCGATGCGCTCAACTTGGCTAACCCCGAGGGCGCGGATCTGCTTATTACGCGCTTTATCATCGACGTGACCACGGAGGCCACCGGCGCGGCCACCGTTGACGCGGGAGTTGCCGCCACCGGCACCACCAATGACGAGCTTCTCGATGGCGTTGACGTTGGGTCTGCCGCGATTCTGACCGACAACTTGGCCGGGGTCGTTGCAGGTGACGTTGCCGCCGCAGTTGTGGAGTGGGGCTCTGACGAGTACGTCACTGTCACACCCAGCGCGACGCTCGCCGGTTTGGTCGGCACCTACTATATCGAATACGTCCACGCCTAGCGGGGGTGACTAATGACCGCAACCGCAACGCAGATCGCAAGGCTCCGCCGGATGGTCGCAGAGCCGACCACCGATACCTATGACGATGACGCCCTCTCGACTCTGATCGAAGAGTATCCGCTGACCGACTCTGACGGGTACGAATCCGACGAAGATGACTGGACGGCGACCTATGATCTGCACGCGGCGGCGGGGGACGTTTGGGAAGAGAAGGCCGCCTCTGTGGCGAACCGAATGGACTTTGACGCAGATGGCGGCAACTTCTCGGCGTCGCAGCTCTACGACCAATACCAGCGCTCGGCGGCGTATCACCTGGCCCGGCGCTCGGCGGCCTCGCGGGTCGTGGTGATCGCGCCAGAGATTGTGACCGATGCTGACTAGTACTGATTTTGAGGTCATGCGCTTGGCGCAAGAGGCCCACATGCACGATACGTGCATTCTGAGGACTCGCATCAGTGGCGCGGTCGATGAGTTCAACGTGCCGCAGCAAAGCTGGCAGACCAGCGCCCCGCTCGACTGCGGCCTAACCTTGGCGCGCAGCCGCGAGCTGATGCCGGGTACCGAAGTCCCCATTTATGACGCCAGGCTCCGTCTGGCGCACGACACCGAATTGACCAGTTTTGACCGGATTCGTGTCACGCACCGATACGGCGAGCATCTGCTCGTCCCGCTCGAGTTCGAGGTTGTGGGCGAGCCCCGCCTCGGCCCGAGTGGCCTGGTGCTAGACTTGCGGACGGTCATGGAAGGAACCTAAGACATGGCGAGAACCACAGTATCAGCCCAGCTAGCAGCGCGGACGGGCGTCACGCCCAGCTACAACGAGGCGACCGAGACGGACGGCGATGCTTTCCTGAATCACGGAGAGACAATCATCCACATTCTGAATACCGGCGACGAAACAACGCTTACCATCCAAACGCCGGGCACGGTGGACGGCCTGGCGATCCCCGACCGCGAGGTGACCATCCCAGCCACGACCGGCGACAAGATCGTCGGCCCATTTCCGCCCGAGAGCTACAACCAGTCGGATGGGAAGGTCTATATCGACTGGTCTCAGGTGACCGGCGTCACGTTCGCCGTGATCCAGGTCTAGGCGGCGCATCGTGGGTGTCAACTGGTACAAGCAACGGGCGCTGCTCGAAATCGAGGACGCGACCGACGACCTGCTACTCGCGCTGGCCCTACGCGGCGAGGGCAAGGCGAAAATCAATATCACCGACAACGACCAGATTGACACCGGGTTCATGCGCAACGCCATCTATGCCGTCGGCCCGGGCCAGAGCAACTATCACGAGACGCAGCCGAGCGGCTTCTACACCAACACTGACGGCGAGCAAGTGGCCCGCGAGCGATTGCCTGAAACAGTCGAGGTCAAAAAGCACGAGGCCGCCATCGTGGTCGCCGCCGAGTACGCGGTGCATCAAGAGATGCGGCAATCGTTCCTTTACAAAGCCCTTGAACAGCTCAAGGGTGAAGAGTTCAAGGCCGCGGTCAAATCAGCAGCACTCAAGGGCAGCCCATGATCAACGCACCGGCCGCAATTCTGGCCACGCTTCAGGCGGCGCCAGCCGTCACCAACTTGACCACGACCGCGCGGATCTGGGCAGAACACAACGAGCCGCCCAAGGGTTATGCCATCGCCGACGGCCCATGTATCACGTTCAAGACGCGCGGCGGGGGGGCGGACTATTCTGACGTGCTGCTTGAGCCCAGCGTGCAGGTGCTTTGCATCGCGGCCACTGTGGCCGATACGCACGAGCTTTACAGGGCAATCTATGACGCCCTGCAGAATGCCCATAACGGTACGATCAAGTGGGTTCGGAATGAAACGCTTGGACAGACCATCTCCATGCAGGGGACCGGCTGGCCGGCGAATCTCAGTTATTGGCGGTTTTGCATCGCCAATGCATAGGAGGCCAGACAATGGCAGTAGCAGATATCTTTAAGGGGCCGGTCGCCATCTGGCGCGCCCCGGTTGGGGAGACGCTTCCCGACGAGAGCACCGTAGCCTATGGGGCTGCGTGGGGTGGAAACTGGGCGACCTACGGGTACACCAAGACGCCCACGAGCTTCAACCCCGAGTATGAGAACGCCGATGTGATGATCCAGGAATCGCTCGCCGCGGTTGATCGTTTCCGCACGGCGGAGAAGATCACCATCGAGACGACCCTGGCAGAGCTCACCGGTGACAACCTTGAGGAAGTCCTCGAGGGCACCAAGACGGTCACCGCCGCGGCTGCCGCACAAGTTGGCATGACCGAGGTCGAGAGCGGCGACGAGTTCATCCTCACCAAGTACGCTTGGGGCCTGGAAGGGCTCTACCAGACCGACGCTGGCGACCAGTTTCCCGTCCGCTTTTTCCTCTACAAGGGCACTGTCACCATTGGCGGACCGCTCGAGTTCGGCAAAGAGGATTATCCCGGCATCACCTGTCGAATCGAGGGGATCGCGGATCTGGCCAAGGATCGTGGCAAGCGATTGTTCAAGTTCCAGAAAGTCACCGCCGCCGTAACCGGCCCTTAGAGCGGTGGGCAACAAATCGGGACAAATGCGGCGGGGTGGCTCGATACCATCCCGCCGCCAAGGGGAGGGAATAATGCAAACGGTAACGGTCACACTGGGCAGCGTTGAGTACGAGGTAAGGGAGCTGTCCGCGCGCAAGAATCGCAAGTGGCGGGCCGAGGTCAAGGCCGAGATCGCCAAGCTCTCGGGAATCCTTGACGGCAAAGACCTGGAATTGAGCGCAGAGAACATCAAGGGCCTGATCGACAAGGCCAGCGAGCTGGTGCTCGAAACGCCCGACCTGATCGCGGATCTCTTGTTCTCCTACTCGCCCGAACTCAGGGCGGACCAGAAGCGCATCCTCGACGAGTGCTACGAGAGCGAGCTGATGAACGCCTTTGTCGCGGTGCTCAAGCTCGCGTTCCCTTTTGGGGAGCTGATCGGTCGGCTCGTCGGCCTTGGCTCGAACGACGGCACGACTATCACGAGCTAGCCCTTAGCGAGTGGGGCCTTTGGGACGACGAGCTTGATGACATCGATCTGACCCTACTCGTGGATTCATACGTAACGCGCAAGCGATACGAGGCCCGCATTTTCGCGATTGCCGCCCTCGAAGTCGAAAACGAAGCATACAAGGCTGCCAAGCATCCCGAAGTCTCGGCGGACACCATGCTCGGTGATCTGGGGGTCAATCTCTAATGGCAATCACTCTGGGCGAGGCGCTGGTCAAGCTCCGCGCCGAGGATTCACAACTAGATAAGGCGTTCGACCAGGGCGAGAAAAAAGCCAAGGGCTGGGTCTCCAAGGTCGGCGGGCTCATCAGTGGCGGGCTAAAAGCCGGCCTGATCGGTGCTGGCGTAGGAATCACCGGCGCCGCCGTCGGCATTGGCAAGGCCGTCATGGACGCCGTGCCAGTCAAGGGGATGCAGGCCGCCTTTGATGGGCTCGCCGCGAACGCGGGCAAGACGGGCGAGGAGGTCATGGAGGAGCTGAAACGCGGCTCCCAGCGCATGATCTCCAAGGGCGACCTTTATCAGACGTACAACTCGGCGGCGCAGCTCGTGTCGCAAGCCTTCGCCGAGCAACTGCCCGACGCCATGGGGTACCTGGGCAAAGTAGCCCAGGCGACCGGCGAGGACATGGGGTTCTTGCTTGACAGCCTGGTCAAGGGCGTTGGGCGCCTGAGCCCCGCGATCCTCGACAACTTGGCCATTCAGGTTAACGCAACCGAGGCATACGACGCATACGCCGCCTCCATCGGCGTGTCCGCTGACGAGCTGACCAAGCAGCAACAGCAGACGGCCATGATGAACATGGTCCTCGAAAAGCTGGCCGAGAACACCGCCGCCATGCCCGAGGTCATGGGCAGCATGACTCAAATCGTGGCGGCGACCAAGGCCGAGTTCACCGACGCCAAGGATGCAATCGGCCTGGCGTTCATGCCGGTGGTTCAAGAGCTGGCCACGCTGGCGCTGCCCATTTTGAGCGAGGCGCTCGGTAAAGTAGGGCCAATAGCAGAAAACATTGCTGGTTGGCTGGGCGAGAATCTGCCGACCGCCATCAGCACAGCGAGCACGTTCTTCGGCAATCTGTGGACGGCGATCCAGTGGGTGTTCACCGGCGAGGGTGCCGAGATCGATTGGTGGCACGAGATCGTGGGCGTGTTCGGTTTGAGCGAGGAGGCCGGCGGCAAGCTGGCGGATAAGCTCTACGCCCTAGGAGTCTGGCTAAGCGAGACCGTTCCCGTGGTTATCGAGGCGGCTCGGAGTGCGTGGTCCGACGTGCTGCTCCCCGCGCTCGACGCCGTGTGGTTGTTCGTCCAGGATAGCCTTGTGCCGGCCCTCTCCGTCATGGGCTCCTGGCTGTTGGAGCAACTGCCGACGGCCATCGAGGGGCTGAAGACTGCTTGGGAAACCGTGCTCTTGCCCGCTATGACGACTGTCTGGTCTTTTGTGCAGACATCGCTTGTGCCCGCGTTCGAGCAGGTGGCCACGTTTATCTCGGAGAATCTCGATTCAGTCCTGTTCGGGTTGAAAGCGGTGCTTATCACGGTGGTAGTCCCCGCCTTTGTGGCCTGGGCCGTCGCTGCTGGAACCGCTGCCCTTGCCACTATCACCGCCCTGGCTCCGGTCCTGGTTCCCATCGCCGCTATTGGCGCTGCCGCGGCGGCGCTACACTTGGCTTGGGAATCGGACTGGCTCGGCATTCGCACCAAGGTGACGACTGCTTGGACCGACCACATCAAGCCGGCATTCGATACGCTGGCGACCTGGTTGACGACCACGCTGCCCGAGGGGGCGGCCGCTCTGTGGCTGGCGATCCAAGAGAAGTGGGACGCCATCTCGACCAAGGTGACCGAGGTCAAGGATGCGCTCGTTGAGCGGTTCGGCACCATCAAGACCTGGCTTACCGAGACGCTGCCCGCCGGCGCCCAGGCGCTATGGGATGCCATCAAAGCCAAGTGGGATCTCATCAGCGGCAAGGTGTCCTCATCTCGTGACAAGCTGGTGGGCGCCTTCACGTCGATCAAAACCTGGTTCACTAGCCTTCTGCCTGGTGCCCTGGAGGCCATGAAGCGCGGCTTCTACTCCAAGATGGACGAGCTCAACCCCCGGTGGCGCCAAGATTGGGAGAAGGTCAAAGCCGCGCTCAAGGAAAAGATCGACGCCGCGCGACAGAAGCTCAGCCTCGCCCTGTTGCTGATTCGGTCAAAGGTCAATTCGTTTCTCACCAAGGTCAAAGACAAGTGGACGGCCGGCTGGGAGAAGGTGCGCAGCGTTCTTCAGGAAAAGATCGACGCCATCCGCACCAAAATCGTCGCGTGGGCGCTCATCGTCAAGGCCAAGATCGTCACTTTCTTGACCCAGGTTAAGGAAAAGTGGGACACAATCTGGACTTCGATTGTCACGTTCGTTGCCGGAATCGGGGCCAAGCTCATCACTGCTGCCAGAACAGCACTAAAGCCGTTCGTGACCTTTGTTCGCACCAAAGTTCAGGAAGTGAAACGCAAGTTCACTGACATCGACTGGGGCCAGGTCGGCCGAAACATCATTGACGGCATCGGCAATGGCATCCGCAACGCTGCCCACAGTTTGGGCCAACGGGCAGCCAATGCGGCTCGAGCGGCCCTCGATGCTGCCAAGCGCGCTCTCGGTATCAGCTCGCCCTCCAAGGAGTTCATGAAGGTCGGTGACGCCATCATGGAGGGCATGGAGATCGGCCTAAAGCGAAGGGCCAGCCGCCCCGTCGCCGAGGTGGAAAAAACGGCCAAGGCGCTGACCGGCGTCTTTTCGAGCATCTCGGGCATGGTCAAGTCTGGCGGCAGCATCGCCTCCGATCTGCCCGACGTATACGACGCCTTGAAGCGGCTCTATGACAAGGTAGACCCGGCGGAAAAGTTCGTGCAGGTCAAGCTCATTCCCCTGCTCAAGCAGATGCACAAGGTCTTCAAGTACCAGCTCCCGCTCCTGCTCGACGACACAGTGACGGACAGTTTCAAGCGCTGGCAAGACCGCCTGGGCTCGTTGGCCAGCATGATCAAATCCTCGGTGGGAATCGCCACCGACTTGCTCGCCGCCCATGACGCCCTGAAAAAGCTATACGCCGGGGTGGATCGAACTGAAAAGTTTGTGCAAACGCTGCTGATTCCCCTGATTCGTCAGATGCACAAGGTGTTCAAGTATCAGCTGCCCTTACTGCTTGACGATACAGTGACGGCCAGTTTCAAGCATTGGCAGCAGCGGCTTTCGTCCATCGCCGCCATGATCGCCAGCTCGACTGGAATCGCCACGGACCTGCTCAAGGCCCACGACGCGCTCAAAGAGCTGTACGCGGGCGTAGATCGAACCGAGAAATTCGTACAGACCCTTTTGATCCCGCTCATTCGCCAGATGCACAAGGTATTCAAGTACCAGCTACCCCAACTATTCGACGGCTCGATTGACGCCTCGATGCAGCACTGGCAGACCAGGCTTTCGGCCATCGCGGGGATGATCACCAATTCGACCGCGATTGCTACCGACCTTTTGGCCGCTCACGATGCGCTCAAAAAGCTTTACGACGGCGTGGACCGCACCGAAAAGTTCGTGCAAACGTTGCTGATCCCGCTTGTCAAGCAAATGCACAAGGTGTTCAAGTACCAGCTCCCCAAGCTGATGGACGACTCTGTAACGGCGAGCTTTCAGCAATGGCGCGACCGGCTCGCCTCGATTGCTGCCATGATCAAGTCGGTCACCGGGATTGCGACCGACCTGGCAGCGGGACGAGAGGCGCTGGCCAAGATCGGCGACAACCTCGAAGAGTGGACGATCATTTTGTCCGACCATCTGATCCCCATTATTCGGATGGTTCACAAGGCGTTCAAGTACGAGCTACCCAAGCTGCTTGACCAGAGCGTCACCGACTCGTTCAACTCTTGGCGGGATCGCCTCGCCTCGATTGCGGGCAGCTTGCAATCGGTGCTCGATATCGTCAAGAACTTGGGCGAGCTGGCCGAGGCCAAGCTTCCCAAGCGACACATTGCCAACCTGCTCTACAAAGTGCGGACGGTGGCCAGCGGAATCGTGCGAATGGGCAAGATCCTCGGCGGCCTCGAAAGCGCGGGAGCGACTGAGGAAGTCGCTGCTATGATCGCGGCTACTCTGGCTCATCTGGCCGAGGCCATCCAATCGACCGAGGGAATGCCCAAGATCGCCAGAACGGCGCTGACCCAGCTCGGGCGGATCCTGGCCAACGGCATGGCGCAGCTGCACGAGATTATCACGGGCTCGCTCGAAGGAATTGAGGCGACGCTGATTGATCGCACCGAGCCCTTGGCCCTGGCCGCGTTCAACCTGGGCGAAACCATCGGCGCCGAGATCAATCGGGGGTTCGCCTCCCAGCTTGGCGAGCTGGCGGCCATGGTCAAGGAAGCAACGACGCTGGGCTCCACCGCATTCGGCGCGGCTCAGCTTGCGGCGCAAAACGCCAGCACGACGATGGAAACCAATCACTATTGGAACCTGACTAACAGCTTCTCGACCCCGACGAACGCCGCCGACGTTTCTGACCAGATCCGAGCTTTGCAACTGGGGGTGGCCTAGCATGGCTTGCCGGTGGACCTTCCGAGATATTCGCGGCGAGACGCTTCAGCTCTACCCGCCGCACTATTACCTTTATGGCACCTCGGGGACGGGAATTGCCAAGACCGTGCACCTGACCCAAGTGGGCGCCTATCAGGACGGCGTCGTTGAGGCTCATGCCCGACGGGATCCACGGGTGATGCAATTCGCCTTTGACGTGATCGCTGACACATGGGCCGAGCTGCCGACGCTCCGCGACGAGCTCTATTTCATGTTCGCGGACGCCTACAACGGGTGCTACGCCCACGCGCTACGTGAGGACGGATCCGAGCGAGAGATCCTGGCGCGGCTCATTGGCGCGCTCGATATGCCGCTAACGGCCGGGCAAGATGGGCTTTGCCACCAGCGCGTTGTGCTCAGCCTCCAGGCGAACGACCCCAACTTTTACGACCCGAACGCTACGACCTGGGTCTACGAGCTGGGCGCGGGCTCTAGTTCGTGGGCCTATTCGCTGGGCTTCTCGGCCGGATTCGGCGCGGCGACGATTGATCTGACCGAGGTCCGCCCCTATTTCGGCCATCACAAAGGCTGGCCCATCATCACGGTAACTGGCCCTGCGGACGGGCTCATCATCGAGAACGAGACCACCGACGAACTGCTCGACCTCGACGATAAGAGCTATGACATCGCGGCGAGCGAGGTGGTCACGTTCGACCTTCGGCCTCGCTACAAGACCATCGAGTCCTCCACCGACGGCGATATCCTGGAGTATCTTTCTGACGATTCGGACCTGGGGACGTTTCATCTAGCGCCCCATCCCGAGGCCAACGGCGGGCTCAACCAAATGCATATCGAATGCAGCAGCGCAACCAATGAGACGCAGATCGTGGTTCAGTTCAACACCCAATATGCGGGAGTGTAAGACATGGCAGAACTATCGTTCCCTTGGCCCGACACGACGACCCCAGGCCCGCAGGTGGGCGACGGGCGCCCCTACACAAACGCCGAATGGCGCAAGTTTTGGCGCCTGGTGTTCTCTCGCGGCTACCCTGACGAGTATGGCGTGCTCCCGCTGCATTCGAGCGGCGTGCTTGACACGTTGGAGGTGAGCAGCGACGACGACAACGAGGTAACAGTCGCCACCGGTGCAGCGGTCGTCGCTGGATTCGCCTACATGAACGACGCCAGCCTTGACCTGACGGTGGCCAGCGCCCCGGCTGGCCAGACGCGCAAGGACTATGTGGTGCTCCGCGTCGATTGGAGCGGCGGCGACCAGTACACCGTCCGAGCGGACGCACTAGAAGGATCGTCCGGCTCGTACCCCTCGCTCACCCAAACAGACGCCACGACCTGGGAGATCGCGCTCGCGGGCTACACGGTCAACGATGCTGGCGAGATCAGCGGCATAGAGGATCTGCGCGACTATACCCGCATGGCCACGATGGTCGATACCGACATGCTGGCCGATGACGCGATAACGACGGCCAAGATCGCAGACGATGCGGTCGATACGGACCAGATTGCGGCGGGGGCGGTGGACACGGACCAGCTTGCCGCCGACTCTGTGACCGCCGACAAGATCGCCACCGGCGCGGTGGGCAGCTCGGAAATCGCCTCGGGCGCGGTGGATACCGCCGAGCTGGCGAACACATCGGTAACGCTGGCCAAGATGGACAACGACTCGGTTGGCACCCTCAAGATCGTTGACGAGGCGGTGACGAACGCCAAGCTCGACCCGGATTGCAAGCGGATCAAGGGCGAAATCATCATGTGGTCGGGGACGCTGGGCGGTTCGGACGGCGACAGACCCATTGACCCAGACAGCTCGACGGCCATCGAGGAATGGCACGTCTGCAATGGCGATACCGTCAACGGTGTGGCGACGCCCAACCTGGAGGACAAGTTTATCGTGGGTGCGGGCAACAGCTATGCGCTGGCGGCAACGGGCGGCGCGGCGTCGCATACTCACGCGGCCGGTACGCTGGCACTGAGCGGCCCGACCGTCGTCGACTACATGACGGCGGGCGGGAACGAAGTCGCAGACACTTCTCATGCACACACGGTCAGCGGATCCACGGCCAGCGGCTCTACCCTGCCGCCCTACTATGCGCTGCTTTTCCTCTGCTACGTGGGCAGCTAGCCGATGCTCGTTCAGCACAAGGTCATCCTCAACGATACGACGGGCGCGGCCCAGTCGCCGGTCTTTACCGACTGGGAGAGCCTGACCTACACGCGCCAGAACAACGGCGCCGGGCCGTACATCCTGCAAATCGGCGGCGACCAATTCGCCGAGCAGGACGCCAGTGCGCTCCGTTCCCTCTTTGACCTCGACTACCAGGTCGAGGTCTGGCGACGCATCCCCGAGTCGGGCCTCGATTGGTATCTCGAATATGAGGGCTTTCACCGGCAGCCGCGAATCTGGCGAGACGAGAACGGCTGGCACTTTCAGAGCAAGGGATACGAGTACCCGCACCTGCTTTGGCGTCGGATCATCGCCCAGGCCGCGGGCAGCGACGAAAGCACCAAGTCGGACAAGGCCGAGACGGTCATCAAAGAGTACGTCGATGAGAACGCCGGGCCGGGCGCCGGGGCGCGGGCATTCTCGGGCCTGACCATCGAGGCCGACGGCGCAGGCGGCAACACCTGGAGCGGCACGGGAATCGGCAAGAACCTCCTGGAGCAATGTCAGACCATCGCGCGCACTGGCGGCGGCGACTTTGACATCGTGGGCACCGGCGCGGCGACATTCGAGTTCCGCTGGTACGACGGCCAGCGCGGCACCGATCGCACAGGCTCGGTGCTCTTTGCGGTCAACTATGACAATATGGGCGATCCCTACCTGGAGGAGATCGATGGCGGCGCGAATGCTGTCTGGGTCGTGGGGCAGGGACAGGGTGAGACGCGCCAATCCCAATGGGTGACCGACGCGACGGCCATGGCGCTCAGCCCGTGGAACCGTATCGAGGCTCACCGCGACGCCCGCGACACGAACGATACCGATGTACATGCCGAGCGCGGCAACGAGATCATCGAGCAGAACCGGGCGCGCAAAGAGCTGGGATACTCGGTGATCCAAACGCCGAGCCGCTGCTATGGCGTTCATTACTTTCTGGGCGATTTGTTCAAGACGCGGTTTCTGAGCTACGAGGTGGATCGCAAGCTGGTTAGTGTGACCGTCACGGTGGATCGAGACAACAACGAAGAGCTGATCATGGAGACCGAAGATGCTGAATAGACCCCAGGACGCGCTCTGGAACGAAGTAGGCGATCTGAAGCGCGCGGTGCGCGACCTCCAGGCCATGGAGATTGTCAGGCCATATTGCGTGCTCACCGCGTCGAGTGCGCCATCGATTGCCACCTCGACATGGACGGCTCTCTCTTGGGACACCGAAACTAAGAACGTCGGCGGGATGCACAGCACAACGACCAATCCCACTCGGGTGACGGCCGCCGTCCCGGCGCTCTACACCATGAAGGGCGGCGTCGGCTGGTCGGCCTATACCAGCGGCCTGCGGGAGCTCGAGATTCGCGTCAATGGCACGATTCGGCGACGCGTGCGCCAGGAGGCCGACTCAAGCAGCGGGCAAGTCTATCACGAGATCGCGCTCGATTGGTTTCTCGACGTGGGCGACTATGCCGAGCTGTACGTCTGGCACAACCGAGGGTCGAATCTTTCGATCTTTCAGAACAACTATTCGCCGTTCTTTTCCGTCGCTCAACTCGCATAGGAGCCCCCTATCATGCCAGATGACATCACGCGTGCGGACATCGACAGACTCGACGCCAAGCTGGACTCCCTATCGACGCAGCTCGCGCGGCTCCAGGCTCTCCAAGATACAGAAGCGGAGCGGTGCCCCTACAGAGAAATCCTGGCCCGAGCGGCCAACCACGTCGCGCGCCTGGAGAAAGTCGAGGCGCATGTGGACAAAATGCGCCTAAGCTGGGCCAAGCTGGCGGGCGCTGCCGTGGTGGCGGGCGCTGTGGGTGGGATCATCGGCCAACCGCTCGCGCAGGCGTTGCAAGCACTGACACCTTGACAACCGAAGAGGGGAGAGGGCCTTGCCGAAAGAGAGATGCTGGGTTGGTCTGTCACTGGGCGATCTGCACGTAGGGAGCATGTATTCCCCGTGCCCGACAGGGTTTCTGACGAGCTATGGGTCTACCCATCGGCCCAACTTTGTGCAGGAGTACCTCAACGAATGCTTTGCCGACATGGTGGCCAGCTTGCCCCGACTCGACTTTTGCATCCTGGGCGGCGACCTGATCGACGGTGTCCAGCCTAAGAGCGAAGGGCACTACATCTGGGAGCCCGACTCGGAATGGCAGGCTATGGCGGCGCTGGCCTTCCTAGAGCCGGTAAAAGCCAAGCTCAAGCGCGGAGCTAAGGTACTATCGGTCGAAGGCACAGAGTACCACGACAAAAACTGCGCCGATTGGGCCGAGTACATCGCCCGCGAGATGGGGTGCGAGCCAGACGCTTTCGGTCATTGTGCCCACGACTGGATTCAGGATGGGCGTGTTGGCGGCATTCGCCTCGACATCGCCCATTGTCAGAGCTACACCATGGTCAACCGAGGAATGCCTCTAGAACGCGAGCTGCGCTATATGTTGATTGAGGCGGCTGAGCGTGAAGGGCAAACAGCCCACGGGATCATCCGCCATCACACCCACAGTTCGTGGGTAACGCATGGCGCGGGGCTACGCGAGGCCGTGGCCGTTCCAAGCTGGCAGATTCAGACGCACTATGCCAGGACCGGCAAGACACCCAACCGCATTCGGAGCGCATACATCGGCTCGGCACTGGTGAAGGTGACGCCATCGGCGGTGGAACGCAACGACGCGCCGGTCAAGTTTGAGCGGTTGCTGTACAAGCACCCCGAGAGGGCGCCGATCGCGATAGTGGAGTAGGAGAGGACATGCCAAAGCCAACGCCCGCGTTTTCCTTGGACGATCTCGACGCGCTGCTGGCCGCAACGCAGCGCCTAGAGGCCGACGAAGACCGAGACTGGTTCGCCGTGCGAGACCTCGTGCCAAGCTGGTGCAGCTCCGAGAGCGGCGCGCAACGCAAGCTCCGGCGGCTGGTCCAGGCCGGGAGCGTCAAGCCCGCAGGCCGCAGGATGCTACACGGCATCCTGGACCCGGGCTCGCGGTATTCGGTGCCGACGTACCGGCTCGTTCAGGATAGCGGCGAATGACCGACCCGCGAGTCGTCGCGCTACGTCTCCAGGTCGAACGCCTGGAGCGCGAGGTCGCCGAGCTGACGGCCCAGGTGGTGCCGCTCCGCGAGACGATGGCGGCGATTCGAGAGGTTGTGAGCGAGACCGTGTATCTGCCCGGCTTGGGCAATTAACGTCAACGATAGTAAGGCTGGGCGTTATTATCAAAATGGCCGACATCGCTTAATAAGAGGAGGAGAGATGATGGGTTGGCTATCTTGGCTTCTGAGCGCGACCAGCGCCGCGATGCTCTGGCAGATGGGCAACAAGAGTAAGTGGGGGCCACGGCTGGGCATCGCAAATCAAGGCATCTGGATCGTATACGCGGTCGGCACCCAACAATGGGGACTGCTACCCGGTGTGCTAATTTACACCGTTGTGCATGTGCGCAACCTGATGCGTTGGGAGAAGAAAGAGGAGGAGAGATGAATCTAAGCACTCAGACTATCAAAGCAAGCGAGGTATTCTCGGGCGCGACGTTCACCGTGCATCTTGTGTACGATTGGCGAGCGCGTGTTGCGCTGGCCCTGATTCGTCTAGCCGCCTGGATTGTTGGCGCGGGCGTAGAAGTTGAGGAGGAGAGATGAACGAGCTTCCCGTTACCATCAGCGGAGCGCTATCCGTAGTCGGCATGGTCGTTATCGCTGGCCTGCTGACCGAATGGGTCAAGCAGTATATCCCCGACAAGCCCTGGCGCGGCGTCGCCGTCAACTCGATATGTCTGGTGCTCTGCCTCGCCATCGCGGGCGTGTTCCAGGCCATCCAAAGCGACTGGGCACCCACCGCGCCCGAGCTGGCCAACGCGTTGCTGCTGGCGTTCGTCGCCTGCTCCATCGCGACGTTCGGCTACGAGGTGGTCGCCAACCTGATGGCGATGGTAAAGCCGCAATGAGGACGCCACCGACGCCCGCAATGATGGTCATGCACGACTACACCAACGTGGACCCCGCCGACCTGCCCACCTGGGGGCCGGTTGGCTCGTGGATGTGGTGGGGCTGGGACCAGCTCAACCCAGGCCAGAATGCCTACAGCTGGCCGATAGTGGACGCCTACCTTGACCGCGCCGCCGAGCTGGGCAAGCCCGTCGCGCTGAGCATGATCCCGATTCCCGGCCCGAACCAGGATACAACGCCCGATTGGGTCTACGGTGGCGGCGCTGGCTGGGACGATGGCAACGGCGGCACCTATCCCGCATGGAACTCGTGGGCCTGGGACCAAGCGTTCGCCAAGTTCGTGGCCGCGTTCGGCGAGCGGTACGACGGCGATCCCCGCGTTCACAGCGTCTGGATATGCACCGCCATGTATGGCGAGACCGTCACCAACGCCGAGGGCTGCGATCTCAACGGGCACAACCCAGGCCGATTCTTCGCCAACGCGCTCTCCTGGTACGCCGAGGCATTCCCAACGACGCCGCTCTACATGACCTTGACCGGGCCCACCAACCGACGCGCTCTGGCGCTGATGTGCTGGGAGGCGGGCGTCAACGTCCGCTTCTGCGGCCTGGTCCGTGACGCGCGCAACCAGCACGGCATCGCTAACATGCCGCCCGGCCCAGATGGCGGGCTGATGGACATTGCCCAGGATGCGGTAGACCGCGGCCTGCCCGTCTGCTGGGAGCACGCCTATAACATCGACTCGCCGCCCGAGGCCTACTGGGCCATGATCACCGGCGCAGCCAACGGGATGGCGGTGTTTGACACCGAGATTCGCGGGCTGGATACCATCGCGGCGATCCCCGGGTTGTGGCAATGGGTGCTCGACGTGGCCAACTCACCGCCCGAGACGGTCGCCATGTGGATCGCCCGCGACACGGACACGCCGCCGCCCGGCAACCAGTATGAGAGCGGCTATCCTGGCCCGTGGGTACGCGGCGAAATCTGGGCCAACGCCATCGTAGGTGGCCGGGACTCGGCGCTCTGGCGCGGCGCGCCTGCTGGGCTGACCGAGCACATGTATGGCCACGGCGGCATCGGTCGCTGCGACGAGGACGCGCTGTTGATTGACGCAGGGCTCCCGGACGGCAACTATCGGGCCAGCGTCATCTATGCGCCCAACGGTAACGAGACGTGGGTCGAGAGCGAGCAGGTGGTCGCCACGGTCGATGGCATGGTAGGCCTCGCGCTGGACGGCCATTGCTGGGTCCACCGCATCGTCATTTTGCCCACCGACGACGAGCCGCCGCCACCTCCGCCCGAGCCGCCCGACGTGAGCGAGCTAGCCGCCAAGGTCGCCGAGACGACCGAGGGTCTGCTGGCGCTGATCGATGTGGTCAATCGGCAGGACGCCGAGCTGGAAGGGCTCGAACATACTATCGACGCCTACCTGGGGCGCATCGACGCGCTAGAGGCCAAGGTCGCCGACCTGAATGCCGACGTAGGCGACACGATGGTCACTCAGGCCAAGCAAGCTGAGGCCATCGAGGCCGTCAGTGAGGCCGTGGCCTTCGGGCGAGCACGCATCGACGCTTTGGAGGCCAAGCTGGCCAAGGTACGCGAGGCGCTACTCTGACATCCCTAGGGCCGTCGGTGCGAGTCCGGCGGCCACAACAGACGCCCCTCCCTCCGCGCGCGTACTCCCTCCCGCGCGCATACGGGGGCTAGGCCCGCTCGGTGGACCCTCTCCCCATCGAGCGGGCTGATTTATTATGCCTGTTAGTTGAGATGACTTTGGCAGATTGGCCCGTTTACCCCTTGACAAATGTGAGCACGTGTGCTATAATATAGCCATAAGCGGATGGGGAAACACACAAGGAGAGACACGATGGCGCTTACAAGCAAGCAGGTAATCGAGCACGTTGCGAACCACATCTATAATGATATCTATGGCGACATAGACCACTTTCAGGGGATCAAGGATCCGAAGCAGGCGTCTATCGCCTGGGCGCGGTGGATCAGCGATGGCGAGGGGTTCACCATCCACACCCCAGGCCACCAAGACGGATGGAGCGTCGTTCACGAGCACGTCACGATCTCCGAGGAGGACGCTGGCAAGGCTTACGATCTGGCTCAGAGCTGGGCGAGCTAGGCGCGCTGAGCGGGGCGGGAACAACCCGCCCCCAATCATTGACAGGAGAGGGACCAATGGCAAGCATCATCAGGGGCAGAGGCACCAGCAGCGAGCAGCGCACCGGAACCGTCAAGACCCACCATTCCGAGACGCTGGGCAGGGTTACGATACCGGGGGCGGGGCTGGTTTCCGCCGATGACCGCTGCGGGTTCTGTGGCGAGCGGCGCGCGGACTATCTAACTTGGTGGGGTGACGCCGTAATGTGCGCCACCTGCGGGGCCGTCTACACACCCGAGAGCCTGGAGGAGTAGCGTGATCATCGCCGCCCGCATCGCCCAGGCACGCGAGGAGGGCTTGTTCCTCCTCGACACGACCCAGGCCGCCGAGTTGCTGGGACTTAGGCGGCCAACCATCACGCGCTACTGCCGCGAGGGAGTACTAGACGCCCAGCAAGTCGGTCAGACGTGGGTCATCACGTTGGACGCGGTAGCAGAGTTGGCCGAGCGAGGCTTGCCCAAGGTGGGCAGGCCAGCAGAGAGGGAGGAAGAGTGATGGACTTGGAACTAGAGCACCTGATTGCAGAGTGTCGCACCGCAGTAATCGATGCAACGCAGAAGGGACGAATCTTGGCCGCGGCGCTGAGGGAGCGCGACGAACACGATCTAGCCCGGCAGGTGGCTCGACACGTGATAACGCCCATCAGCAACGTGCATCTGATCGAGAAGAAAATCAGGAAGGCATTGTCATAGTTGTGTCATCCTCACAGCCCGCCCCGCTACAACCGCCAAAGGCCCGCTGGCACACGCTAGCGGGCCTTTGGCGTTCACAGCATGTGGTCCACCGGCGACGCCTTGCGGTGGGCATCGCTCAGGTCGGTCTCGGCCAGGTCCAAGTAGCGGCGCAGGACGGTAAGGTCGCTGTGACCCATCAGCCGTTGCAGGTGGTAGATAGACGCTCCGTTGCGCAGCATCTCAATGGCGAACGTGCGCCGGAACCCGTGCGCCGTGATCTTGACCCCGCTCCGCTCTGATAGCCGCTCGAACATCTGCCGCAAGCCCCAGTAGCGCAGCGCCTTGCCCCTCTGGTCCATCCACGCAGGTGCATCGTCTAGCAGGCCATCGCGTTCGCGCCAGTAGCGAATCAGCTCTCGGCGCGTTCGCGGTCCGAGGTAGACCATGCGGTCCTTGCCTCCCTTGCCTTGGTGCACCATGACGTTGCCGGTACCCAGGTCGATGTCTCCCACGGTTAGGCCCAACGCCTCGGAGGCACGCAAGCCGGTATCCAGCAACACGAGCACGATGGCGCGGTCTCTCTGCTGCTTGCAGGCTTTGAGGATGGCGCGCAGTTCGGTGGACGTGTACGCGGGTAGGATGGTCTGCGGCACCTTGGGCATATCCACGCGGGCCATGGGGTTAGAGTCGGCAAACTCTTCCCGCTGGCAGAAGATGCAGAACGTTTTGATCTGACGAGCATAGATGTGGACGGCGGCGGGTTTGAGCCCTCGCTCTTTCTGCGCCACCAGGAACGAGCGGATGTGGTGCGAGGTGATCTGGTTGGGGGTACTGACGCTCTGCTCTCTGAGGTAGGCGACAAAGCGGGGCAGGTGTGCCCGGTAGTATCGCAGCGTGGACGCGGTGACGCCTTTGGCCTGGCGCGAGACGATGAACGCCTGATAGGCCAGCGTCAGGATATCGCCGGGCGCGTCGAAAAGCGTCTGCTCTCTTTGGGTCATCCGAGGCACAAGACACAACCCCTAGTGCGCCGATGATCTCAGCATACTAGGGGTTGTGGTCGGCAGAAAGGATTGCTTACGAAGCGTCTGCTCTGCCGATTGAGCCAGGGTGGCTTGCGTACTACTACTGATAGTGTGTGGCTGCGATGTTGGCCCTACCCCTAGTGTGCCGCAATCTTGGCACCCTCTCCCGATTTGGCCGTGGCGTCTGCTCTGTTTTCAGCCCACAGGTCGCCACGACTGGCAAGATTGTACCACGCTACTGCATACGCTCCAAAAGGGCAGAGCGGACCCGAGCCGCCTTGCCGTACCCCTTGGCGACGATCTCCGTGGTCGCGCCGCCTGCCGACTCGATGCGCAGGTCCCCGTAGCCGAACATTCGCCCGACCATCCCCTGCTTGAGACTGACATCCTGAACGCGCCCGAGCGGGATGCTGCGCTCTTTCTTGCTGAACGTTCCCGAGGTCAGATAGACCCGGCGAGTGGTGACGACCAGCTTGTTGGCGCCCCAGAAGATGAGCCAGATTCCGCCGGTGAAAATCGCCTTGATCCACCACGCCAGGCGCCAGGCGCTCTCTCGGGCCACGATGACCGTATCCTCATTCTGCATTCTTGTACCTCCGCCCAACTTCCCACAGCGCGCCCGCCGTGAACGTCACGGCAGTCGATACCGCCGACACCGACCAGGGCGATATGCCCACGATGCACGCAAACGCGGCGACCATCCCGCCCAGGCCGAAGATCACCAGAACCCCAGCAGCGGTCCTCATGCTAGACCATCCTTCCCAGTCGCTCCCCAGCTAGGGAGCGCGTTCGGAAGCAAAAAAAAAGATCAAAGCGGGGGGGGCGCTAGGCAATACGACGCACCTCACGCAAGTGTGCTTCCACCATCTCTCGCACGTAGGCGCTCCCCAGCACCAACCCGCATTCGAGACGCGTTATCGCGGTGCGCAAATCGGCATCGGGCATAGTTGACAGGCGCGTTCGCAGCCTATCAAGTGGTTTGGTCATGGCTTTCGCTCTCCTGGGGGGTTGGCGCATTGGCATCCTCGTTGAAGTCCAGCGTGTCTGCGTCACCGATTAGATACGCGATATAGCGCTCGCGAACATGGGGGGGCATTTGCAAGGCTGTCTCTTCGAGGGCGTCAACGAGCACGGAGACCCGCTCGCGGAGGGGCATGTCGGCCCACGGCGGCTCGGGGCGTGGCGGCTGCTGCATCTCGGCGTAACCGAGCATCGCGTCGAGGGCGCCGAGGACGAACCCCTGCATGTTAGGCTCGAGCTGGGCGAGGCGATCCATGCGGCGGGTGAGGTCGGGCGCGAAGCCACTCGGGCCGGTGCGGATGTAGCCCGCGGCCATGAGCAGGTCGGCGTCGGTGGCGCCGAGAACATCGGCAAGCGCCGCTACAATATCGGGGCCTGGCAGCTTGACCGTGCCCGTTTCGATCTTGCTCAGATAGCCGCGCTTGATCGAGACACCATGCCTGGACGCCATTTGCGTGACGACCTGGCCCTGGGTCAAATCACGAGCTTCGCGCAGCTCGAGAACTCTTCTTCCTAGCACTCTCTCCTCCACACACTATCTTGATTATACCACGCCCCTAGTGATTTTCCAGGCCCCCGCGCACCAAATTGGTACGAATCTGGCGCAAAACTCGTGTTAAAAGCACTTGACGGGTGTGGTATGACGTGGTATAATTGGTATCATAAGAGTGCGACACGCATTAGATGAGGAGAAGTCAATGGCAGAAGAGAGGGAACGGCGGGAGAAGCTAAACGTCCGAATGCCGCCGAGCATGATCGAAAAGATCGACGCGGCGGCAGAGAAGGAGACGCGAACCCGCACCAGCATGGTCGAGCATGTGCTCAAACAGTGGCTGCTCGAGCGCGGCCTAGACGCCACGCAGCGGGCGCGGGGATAGGAGGGGAGAGATGGCTGAGCAACCCAAAGAGTCGCGCGAGTGGTATCTCGGCTACAACGCCGGGATGGAAGCAAGGGTACGCAAGGAGAACGGCGTCGCGGTGACCGATCCAGCGCCAGTGCCGTCGGTCTATCGACCGAGGCGCAGACGGACACAAGCAGAGCGCAACCACAAGATGGTCAACATCACCTTGCCACCCGAGATCATCGAAGAGCTGGACGCACTCGCCAAAAGGGAGCTGCGCAGCCGCTCGAACATGGTCGCCTATCTGGTGCGCGAGGGGTTGCGGCGCCGACAAGGGGCGCAGGGAGAAACTATGGCCAACGACTGAGCATCGTCAAGGCGACACCACCGCGGGAGGGGACATGGATGAATACACACCGGCATACGAAGCGCGGACAGGTGGCGAAGGTGGGGCGGCCCATAACAGGCCCCTAACGATCCAGATCGGGACAGAGTGGACCATCATCGTGGAGGACTGGAATGGCATCAACGTCGATATCGGAGGGGCTGACAGACCAACTATCTGCATTGCAGAAGGAGCAGGAGTACGCTTCACGGGTCGCTTCTGAGGCCGACGGGGCGCGCAAGGTCTGGGCCGAGGCCAAGATCAAGCGCATCAAGGAGCAGATCGCTGAGCTTGAGGCGCGCCGGGTCGACGAGTTGGGAGGGCAGAGATGAAACTGAAACCGACGCCCGCGATGGACCTGGCCGAGCTGAAAATCCTGGCGCGACTCCAGGCAGCGGCCGTGTGCAAAGCGTACCGGCGCGGCGAGCCCGCCAAGGCTGGCCGACTGGCCGTCGGGCTCAAGCGGACGGTTGACGAAATCGAGCGAGTCGAGCGATTCATCCAATAGGAGGGCTAAGATGGCTAACAGGGGCGGGTGCCCCTACGGGCACCACAACCGCTGCATCGGCAAGCGGTGCGACTACTGGGATCACCGGGCTAGCTGCTGCTCGTTCGAGTCACATACGAGCGGCTATCCAGGACAACGAAAGTAGCCGCCAGCGGGGCGCAACCCGCAAGCGGCTAGGGCGAGGGATGGGCTCTCGCCCCTAGTATAGCACACTATCAGAGGCAGTTCAAGAGGAGGCGAGATGACAGCAGTTCCTTATGACTTTGACCCGTTCGATGATGCAATGACCGATGAGCCCCAGCGATTCGCGGGGCAGGTGCGAGTAGACGCTTGGAAGTGTGTGCTCAAGAAGGGTCAGGGCAAGGTGCCCTTTGATCCCGTGGCGCACAAGGGCGAACGCACATCGGTGGCGATTGATGTCACCGTCGAGCCGCTTGATCCCACGCGCAAGCTGATCGAGCGCTCGATGCTCAACTGGACGTCGGACTTCAAGCAAGTTATGCGCCCGTCTGTGGAGCGATTGGCCGAAAAGATCGCCGCGATCAAGGGGCTTGAGGTGGGCGAGTTCAACGCCCTCCGCGAGATCAACGAGTTGTGGGTGATCGGCCAGTTCACCGAGCGCCCCGACAACAAGCCGGGCGAGACATGGACCACCGTCGAGTTCCTCGACGTGTTTGGCACCATGGCTGAGTGTGAGGCCGCGTACCTGGACGAAAGCGAGCCCGAAAGCGACGCAGCCGCCGCCGAGGATCTTTCACAGTGGGCCGCGTTTCTGCCGCCACTGTGGGAGAGCGCCGGGCATGACAAAGCCAAGTTTGAGACGCTACTGGCCAGCAATCCCATGCTGGCGGAGCGGTTCTCCATGACGAGCGCGGAGGTGGTCAATGTCGTCGGCGCCTGATTGGACGCAGTACGTGCGAGACGTGGAGAGCATGATCTTGGCCTACGTGCCCGAGTCCGAACATCTTGGCTTCTGGCGCGCTGGCGGGATCGCCTTCGCCCGTGATGAGCAAGCCGCCAACGAGCTGCGCGAGTCGTGCGAGATAGCACTATGCTGCGCGGCGTAGTGATTGACACCCGCGAGCCTCCCTGGTGCCAGCAGTTGACGCCAGGGGGGCTCAAGGTCGCCACGAGCGCACTCAGCGCCGGCGATGCTTGGCTGGCCACTGACGACGCCATGATCGTGGTAGAGCGCAAGACCCTCCACGACTTGATGGGATCCATTGCAGACGGGCGCCTGCTCAACCAGGCCGCCGCGATGCGCGCCACCGGCAAGTGGGCCTACCTTGTGGTCGTGGGCCTGCCCACAGTGGTGCGGGGCGTCTTGGTGCTCCGTGGCAAGCCGACGCAATGGCAGTGGCGCTCCGTCCAAGGGGCCTTGCTGACCGTTCAAGAGCTGGGCGTCGGCGTCGCGTGGTGCGAATCTGACAAGCAATACGCCGAGACGTTGGAGTGGATCGCAAGCCGCAGCCGCGGGCCAGCGCGAATCGAGGCGCGCCGCGAAGCCGTGATCGAGACCCCGGCCGAGCGCATCTTGAGCGCGCTCCCTGGCTTGGCATCTGGGCGAGTCGGATCGCTGCTCAAGCATTGCGGATCCCCCGCATGGGCGCTCGACTATTTGACGAGAACACAAAACGAGGGCGGCTCTGTACCGGGCATAGGGCCAGCCACAAAGGCGGGCGTCAGGTCCGCCATGGGCCTGCCTGCCGATATGCGGTTGGCGGTAGTAATGGAGGATGAGGGAGATGAGTAACGAACTTGTGCCAGTGAACGGTGAGACATGGCAGGTCATTCAGTCGGTCGCGCCCGTCGTGCAAGCATCGCGGATGTTCGGCGTCACTGAGGAACAGGCCGCAGTCGTGATGCTCAAGGGCCATGAGCTGCAACTGGGGCTCGCGTCGGCGTTCGAGTTTATCCACGTGATCGACTCCAAGCCGAGCATTTCGCCCAAGGGCGCGCTCGCGCTGATCCAAAAGTCCGACCACTTGATGGGGCTGAGCATCAAAGACGAGGTAGACAGCAAGGGCGAGCCGTCGGCTTGTACGGTGACCATGCGCCGCGTCGGTGGGTTCGAGTACACCTGCACGTACACGATGGCGGACGCCCAGCGCGCCGGCGTCATCAAAGCGGGCAGCGCGTGGGAGAAATATCCCGCCAATATGCTGCGGTGGCGCGCTGTGGGCTACTGCGCCGACGTGGTGTTCCCGGATGTAATCGGGGGGCTGTATCGCCCTGAGGAGTTGGGCGCCACGGTGAATGCAGACGGCGAACCCCTGAAAGAGGTCGAGGCCGCACCTGCCGTGCAGGTTATTGACGTGACACCGACCGAGGTGCCTCAAGTCGCGGCACAGCTCACCATCGCGGACATCATCGCGGCAGGGTTCACCGCCGAGCAGATCGTGGCCGCCAACGAGGGGACGATTCCCTCAACGAGTGAGGAGTGCAGCGCAGTGCTCGAAGCGCTCCAGGTGGCGGCATAATGTTAGACCACCTCAGCTATTCGTCAATCAGCACATATCAGCTCTGCCCGCGATCTTGGAAGTATCGCTACATCGACAAGCCGCGGGTGCCCACCTCGCCAGCGCTCGTATTCGGTAGCGCGTTTCACGACGCAATCGAACGCGCCATGATCGAGGGCGAGCCGCCCGCCAAACTTTGGGCGGAATCGTGGGAAGACCAACTTAGCGACGGGCGCAATGCGGTCATTGATTGGGGCGACAAGAGCGAGCCCGAAATGAGAGAGCTGGGCGCGCGGATGTTCGCCGCCTCCGAGGTTGCTGCGCAAGTCGCCACGATCAAACCCCTTGTCATTGGCGGGGAGCCCGTGATCGAGAAGCGCGTCGAGATGCGCGTCCCTGGGGTTCCGGTGCCCATCATTGGGTACATCGACGTTATCACCGAGGATGGGGTGCCTGGGGACTTCAAGACCTCGGCCCGCAAGTGGAACGCCTCGAAGGCGCGCCAAGAGACGCAGCCCATCTTCTACCTCGTAGCTCTCAATCAGGAAGGGTGGGAGCACTCGCCGGATCTGCGATTCCGGCACTATGTGTTCACCAAGACCAAGTCGCCGGCAGCCCAAGTATTCGAGACGACACGCAACCTGAACCAGATGGTAGGACTAGCCGAGATCGTTGTCGGCGTTTGGAAGAGCATCGAAGCGGGCGCGTTTCCTTGCAACACGACGACTTGGAAATGCAACCCCAAGTGGTGCTCGTATTACGATCTCTGCCAGGGGTTCTAGCGATGCGCCGCCCGCAGTATGCCACAATTGACCCCGCGCCGGGGGGGCTCGCATTTCGCAGCTCCTACGACGCTGGCCTGGTGGCAGCGCTCAAGGCCAAAGTGCCGCACAGTGACCGCCGCTGGGACGCTGAGGGGAAGCAATGGGTCGTGGCTCCGCAACACGCCGCCATCCTGGCGGATCTTGCGGCCACCTATCTCGGGGTGCATGTGGATGTGCCCCGAGATGTGGCCGCCCCTGCAGCAACGCAACGCATGATTCGCTTGGAGTACTTGGGCGCCGCAAAAGATCGCGGCGGCGAATCGACCGCCTCGGGGTGGGTCGATGGCGGCTGGAATGCCATCTTCCCCTTGCCAGTGTTGCAGCGGTGGTTCTGCGTTGAGACGCGCCCCGATGAGGCGCCCACCATGTGGGGGATCTTGGGGCTGCCCAAGAGCGCAACCGCCGCTGAGGTCAAGAGCGCCTATCGACGGCTCGCCCGCCAGTGGCATCCCGACGTGTGCAAGGAGCCCGACGCATCGCGGCAGTTTATGGCGATCCAAGAGGCATACCGCACGTTGAGCGACGCCACCAAGAGGGCGCGCTACGAGGCTGGGTTGCAGCTCACGGCGGGCCTAGATGTGGTGCAAGGCGCGTCAGTCTGGCGTCCACCGCTGCGGTGCGGCTGGCTGCTTGTCGAGGCAGTCGAGCAGGTGGGGCGCTTCGTCGTGAGGCGCATCAAGCAGTGGGAGGATATTCGCAACAATCAAGGGCTTGTCCTGGTGTCGTACTGGCCGCAAGGCGCGACCAAGTTCGCCACGAGGTGGGCATGAGGTGATCGATGCGGCTGGGTGGTTTATCCGGGCTGGAACGGCTACCCAGCCGCGTTCTCTACAGGAGGCGACATGTTACCTGAGTTCATCTTTGCACTAGCGGTGTTGGGGTTGCTCGTCTGGCAGGCGAAGACGTGGCCGGGGAGGGGCTAGCGATGACCACAACTGCCATGATAACAGGTTCTGTGGGCGCGGTTGCCCAACGCGAGGGACGCCCACTTGCGGAGTCGTTCCTCAGCGTGGATGCAATCATCTTGGTTGACGTCTCGGGCTCAATGGCAAGCCATGACGCGCCGGACGGCAGGAGCCGCTACAAGGCTGCCTGTGACGAGCTGGCCACGATCCAGGCAGCCAATCCCGGCAAGGTCGCTGTTGTGGGGTTCTCTGATCGCGTCGAGTTCTCCCCAGGCGGGGTGCCCACCTTTCAGTCGGGCGGCACCGACATGGCGGCGGCGCTGAGGTTCGTCAAGGTAGCTGATGGCCTCGGAATCAAGCTGATCCTACTCAGCGACGGGATGCCGAACGATGAGGCGTCCACACTCACAGTGGCCCGCACGTTCGATGCCAAGATTGACACGGTTTACATTGGCCCCGAGAGAGGGCGCGGCCAAGCGTTTTTGCAGCGGCTTGCAGCAGCAACAGGCGGTCGCTCTCTAGCCACGGATGAGCCCGCGATGTTGGCGGCGCCCGTCCAATTGCTACTCGCGGCGGCCTAGCTTCGCCGCTGCCCCTTGGGCCCGCTGGGTCCAGAGGAGAGCGACGAAATCACAATCAAGCGAGGACGGGGGAGCAATGACAACGCAGACCAAAACCGCTACCGTCACAGAAATTGGGCGCCAGTATGTGGCCCGCAATCAAGGCACACTCATCTATTCGCGCTCTCAGTGGTGGCGCTGGACGGGCCAGGTCTGGGCGCCCGTCCATGACCTTGCCCAGCGCGCCGAGTTCTGGCGCCTGCTCGAAGAGTTCGAGGCAAAAGACCACCAGAAGCCATCGCTGAGCAAGTGCCTCTCGGTGCATGACTATGTGCGCGCCAAGGTGTTTGTTCCCGAGGAACAGCTCGATGCGGCAACCAACCTAATCAACCTCCAGAACGGCGTGTTCAACCTGCACGACTGCCAGCTCTACCCTCACGATTCGAGCTTTTATCTGACCACGGTCTTGCCGTTCAACTATGACGAGTTCGCGCGCACCAACATGTGGGACTTGTATCTGATCACCTCGTTTGTGCATCCGCGCAGCTCGACGCACGACCAAGAGTTGATTGACTTTGTGCAGGAGGCCATCGGGTATTCGCTCACCACCGACGTTTCGCAGCACGTGACCTTCTGGTGCATCGGAGAGGGTGCCAACGGCAAGGGCGTCTTGTTCCACGTCCTGGAGCAACTCGCCGGGACCGCCGCGATTGCACTCAACGTGGGCTTGCTGCGCCGCGAGCAGTACCAGCTCGCCACACTTGCCGGTAAGCGGATCGCCCTTTGTAGCGAGGCATCATCCACGGAGAACTTGGTCGAGGACGCCATGATCAAGGCGCTAGTCAGTGGTGACACCATGAGCGTGCGCCAGATTCGCAAAGAGCCCTTCGAGCTGCATCCCACGGCCAAATTGTGGTGGGCCATGAATGAGCTACCTGCCGTCTCTGACACCTCTGAGGGATTCTGGCGGCGGATGCGCGTGATCCCGTTCAACCGCTCGTTTGACGAGAATGAGCGCATCCCCGACCTCAAGGCACAACTCGACGGCGAGCTCTCGGGGATCTTCAACTGGGCGGTCAGAGGGTTGCAACGCCTTCGCAATCGCGGCCAGTTCGACGAGCCCACGCAGGTTCAACAGGCAACCGAAAAATACCGCCGCGAGTCGAACCCTCTGCGCTTGTTTATCGAGGACAAGTGTGACGTAGGTGATACCTATTCCGTCTCTTCGTCGGCCATCTACAGCGCCTACAAGGACTGGTGCCACGACTGCGGGTTCCGCAATCTCAGCATCAAGAACTTCAAGAAAGAGATGGAGCGGCTTGCGTTCTACGCGACGCGCCGCAATACGGGCGTGACCTACGACGGCTTGAAGCTCAACCTTGGCGCCACCTGGCCCTAAAAGGTGTAGGGAGTGTAGGGACGCTAAATCTCCCTACACTAGCCTAAGCACTACAGGTAGTGGTTGAGATAGTGCAACAGCACTACAGGTAGTGGTAGGTGTAGGTAGTGTAGGTAGTGTAGGGTTATTGTTACATACATTGTATGTAAGCGGTTCATACACCTATATATATATATGGTATGGAGCGTTTACCCTACACTCCCTACACTTATTGCACCAGCTACTAGGGATAGTGGTACGAGATGGTGAAGCATACTATAGGTAGTGGTTAGGCATGTTTTGTGGTCAAATCGTTTCCCTACACCTCCCTACACTCCCTACACTGAAAGAGGATCAATCGTGAGCCCAATCGAGGCAGCTCGCAGGTGGCGTCATCTAGGCATAGCAACGATCCCTTGCTGTGCGAGGTCAAAGCGGCCCGCCATTGACAGTTGGCGACAGTACCAGTCGGAATTGCCGTCATCGAGGCAGCTTGAAGTGTGGTTCGCGTCGGGGCGGTATAACCTCGCCGTGGTGACTGGGTGGCGTGGACTCGTCGTCCTGGATTGGGATGACATCATGGCTTATTCGAGGTGGCTGATGGCCCTCGATGGCGAGACAGCCATGATGGTGGGGGGGACGTATCGAGTGCAGACCTCGCGGGGAGTGCACCTGTACTTCTACTCGCACGAAGAAACACAGTGTGCCAGAGGCGACGGGTGGGACATCAAAGCGGGCGGGGGGTACGTCTTGGGGGCGCCAAGCGTTCATCCATCAGGGGCGGTCTACACGCCTCGGGGCGAGACCAAGGATATCGTCGAAATTGCCTCGATATGGGATCTCGTCGAGCGGCCGCCAGCGCCTATCCAGGCCGCCAGAGAGATTGTGCTGGAGGATCCATTCGACGCCGCGATGAGGCCCGAGAGCGCGGGGGTGTCGATTGAGGATGTCAAGCGCCGACACTCTGTGGCCGAGTATTTCGGACTCGGGGCTTTGACGCGATATCAGATGGTGCGGTGTCCATTTCACGACGACCAGCACCCGTCATTGGCAGTCTACCCCGACGATCATTGGCATTGCTATGTGTGTCAGGCCCATGGTGGCGACGTGATTGATTTTTACACCCGCCTCAAGGGCATCACAGTTCGTGAAGCGTTGAGAGAGCTTGCGTAAGGGAGGATGCGATGGGCTGGGCTCTGCTGGGGTGCGTTGGTGCGTTGGTGTTCGTGATCTCGCTGGTCGTCTACGGCGCGTGTTGCGTGTCGGGGCGATGTAGCGACAAGGAGGGACGAGATGGGCTACTATGACGAGCCGCACACTGCGGCAGAGATGGCGGAGCATAAGGCGCGGGAGCGCGCCGAGTATGACTGGGGACCAGAGCTCACCATCGAGCAGATGGTGGCGATGCTGGTGATTCTATTCGTGGGCGGGTTCCTAGTATGCGTTGCACTGGGAGCGTACTGATGAGCGCGATAGTATGGGTGTACATTAGGTAGAGACAGGCCGCTCCAACTCGCACGACTGGTCTACCTGGGTTGGGTTGGTCGCTATGGAACTTGGCGAGGTTGCCAAGGCCGTATACCAGGGGCGCGGTGATCCGTTGCGCGAGATGGTCCAGGTTGGTGCTTTGGCGCTGGCCGCTGTGCAAGACAAGATGAGGGAGGGCGACGATGAGTGAGTGGATGACCGAAGCCCGGCTGCGCGAGATCGAGAAACGGGCGGGAAGGGCTGCTGAGAGAGCCAGCAAGGCGCCCGAGGGGCCGTGGGAATGGCAAGGGGCGGAAGATGACGAGTATCCCGGCGCAGTCGTTGCCTCGGGTGCTGATGTGCTGTTGTGCTGGGAGCACTGGGAGCCAGGCGACGACGCCGCGTTACAGGAGTTCATCGCCCACGCCCGCATCGACGTGCCGCTGCTGGTCTGCGACAACGAAGACTTGGTCGCCGGGGCCCGGCGGCTCCTCGCGCGGATTGCGGAGTTAGAGAGACAACAAGGCGTTCGGAGTGTAGAGAGGCTGGAATCCGCCCAGAAACATCTGGCGAGCCTCACCGCCATCCATCTTGAGTTCCAAGAAATCTTGGGGATGATGCGTCAGCTAATGGGAGAGGAGGCCGACGATGAGTGAGCGAGAGCGCATATCCTCGGAAATGCTGGGCAATATTTCCCAACACTTTCGGAAGAGTATTCCCGACGGGAATGCTGTCTGGAGGTCCGTCGGGCTGGCCATTTTTGAGCTGGAAGAGCGCCGCCAGCAGCGGTGCGAGACGTGCGTTTGGTCGCTGGGGAGGGTGGACCATCCCGAGGTCGATGACCCGAATATTGAGTGTGTGGGATGTGACCAGCGCAACGGAGAGGCGTGGCCATTGGACGGCTATTGTCACGTGTACGAGCATAGGAGTCACGCACGTCGGTATGGTACGCGTGAGGAGGCCGACGATGAGTGAGCAGCCGCGAACGTGCCGCGATTGTCTGTGGGTGGCGCTGGCTCCGGGCAACCGGGGCCGGTGTCTGCTCAAGGCCAAGGCCGTCGACCCCGACGACGAGGCGTGTGAGGAGTTTGTGGAGGCCGACGTATGAAAAAGCAATGCAAAAACTGTGAGCGTGCTGGCGTTATCAAATCGTGGCCGTTTCGGGTGCGCGTGATCTGCATGATGAGCGGCAGCGAGGTCGATCCTAACGGCTGGTGCTCGGATGGAAAGGTGATCGATGGATAAACGCAAGGTTCCATGCGAGGTATATTCCCGCATTGTGGGCTATTTCAGGCCCGTCAGGCGGGGCAATCAGGCGATGGTCAATCCAGGCAAGGCCCAGGAAATCGCCGAGCGCAAGGTCTACGAGGTGGACGATGGCCTATCCTGAGTATCTGCCCGATCTGGGCGTCTACATCCAAGAGCGGCCCAGGGCCAAGACGCACAAGGTCGTCTTCAGCCCTGCGGGGCAAGACATACCGTTCGAGAGCTGGGAGGCCGCCTACCGCTGGGCGTGCGACATGGCAGCGTTCGCGCTGGCCAAGATGGAGGAGAGCGATGGCGAGTAATCCCCTCGTGGCGGCGACGGCGCGGCAGATGGAGTTGCCCATGAGCCTAACGCAGACGACCAAAGAGCCGCTCAACGCATACGAGGCGCGCGCCAACTTTGGTCAGGCGTGCGAGCACTTGGAGCCGTTGCCATTGATCGCGCTCTACCTGCGATTCAGTGGCTACGGGTTCCAAGAGATCGGCGAGATGCTGCATGTGAGCCATACGATGGCCAGCAACTATGTTTCTGCGGCGGTGGAGTGTCTGAGATCGCGCGTTTAGGTTTCATCTGGCTGTGGGCGTGGTATAATTGGAGGTGAGTATGCAAGAACCCTTGCATCCCGAACGTGCGGAGCAGTTGCGACAGGTGATTGCCCAATACCAGGATATCATCTGCCAGGCCGAGCGAGTGAAGCTGCTCGTCAACTTCGGCGGGGGGGACTGCTCGGCACAGATCGAGTTCTTGCAGCTCAAATAGCATAGCAAGCCGTTAGCACTACAAAAGCGCGGCACTCGGATGTCAACAAGACATCTTGGTGTCGCGCTTTCTCTTTTCCACAAGGTGACGACGGCCTAAACGGTCGGGTGGCCGGCAATGGGCGCAATGGTGAGGGCAACCGGTGATGGGGAGCGCCAAGACAGCAAAGTACAGCGATTTGGAGCCAAATGGCAACTGTCAATAGCGAGCTTGAGCAAATCTATAGGCAGCTCACAGAGACCGAGATTCGCTTTCTGTCCGCTCGGGTGCAATGCGACACCAACAAGCAGGCGGCCAAGATCGCGGGCATCTCTGAGGGAACCGTCTACAACTTTCCCCACAAGGACTTGGTCGATGAAGCCGTGCGGCTGATCGCCCAGGATGGCGTCTCATTGGCGGTCGAACTGCTGAGACGCGCGGTCACCAAAGCCGCCGAGGTCAAGGTAGGCGGCCTTGAAGAGCGAAAGCCCGAGCTGCGTCAAAGCGTGGCCAGCGAGATCCTTGATCGCGCGGGGCTTGGAGTTGCCCAGAAGGTTGACGTGACCAGCGGCGGCGAACCAGTTCACATCTACCTCCCATCGAACGGACGTGATGGTGACTGAGATTCGACCACAAGCAGGCCCACAAGAGCAATTCCTGGCCACACCGGCGGATATAGCGTTCTATGGCGGTGCGGCGGGCGGCGGCAAAACGTGGGCGCTGCTGTTTGAGCCCCTGCGGCACATTCACAACCCAGAGTTCACGAGCGTCACGTTCCGGCGCACGTCGCCTCAGATCCGCAATCCCGGTGGACTGTGGTCAGAGTCGGCCAAGCTCTACCCGCTGGTTGGGGGGGCGCCAAAGCAAGCCGTGCTTGAATGGCACTTCCCATCGGGGGCATGGTTGAAGTTCGCTCACATGCAGTACGAGGGCAGCAAGCTCGACTGGCAGGGCGCGCAGATTCCGCTCATCTGTTGGGACGAGTTGACGCATTTCACTGAGAGTCAGTTCTTCTACATGTTGAGCCGGAACCGCTCGACGTGTGGCATTCGCCCTTACGTCCGGGCGACTTGCAACCCGGATGCTGACAGCTGGGTGGCCGAGTTTATCGAGTGGTACATCGGCGACGATGGGTTCCCGATTCCTGCGCGCGCGGGGGCGATCCGGTGGTTTGTGCGTTCGGGAGATGAGATCGAGTGGACGGACACTCGGGCAGAGCTTGTCGAAAAGCATCCCAAGATCCCGCCCAAGTCGTTCACTTTCATCCCGGCCAGGCTGGGGGACAACCCGGCGCTGGTCAAGGCGAATCCCGAGTATGAGGCGAGTCTGTTGGCGTTGCCCTACGTGGACCGCGAACGGTTACTCGGCGGCAACTGGCATGTCAGGCCGACCGGTGGTGTGCTGTTCAATCGGGATTGGGTTGACCAGGTCGCTATGATTCCCGACGGCGGGACGCTTTGCCGGTTCTGGGATTTTGCGGCCACCGAGAAAAAGGTGGCGAAAGACGACCCCGACTATACGGCGTCGGTGCTCCTGCGCTCAGTGGCCGGTCGATGGTATGTTGAGGACGTGACCGCCGAGCAGCTGGGCCCAGCGGAAGTAGAGAAGCGGTTGCGCGCGGTGTCCAGGCGCGATGCTGCACGGGCCGGCGGCGCCCCGTATGTGGTCCGCTGGGAGATCGAACCTGGCAGTGCGGCGAAACGTGAGAACCGGCGATACGTGGCCATGCTCCGCGGCCTCGACGCCAAGGGGATCCCGTCGCGTGGCGACAAGATCACCCGAGGGAAGCCGTTTGTGGCCCAGGCCGAGGCCGGCAATGTCTCGGTGCTCAGGGGGGCATCCTGGACGGAGCGGTGGCTCCGTCACATGCACAACCAGCCCGACTTGCCCCATGACGATATCTGGGACGCGACCGGCGGCGCATTCAATGCCTTGGCGAGTCCCAACAGAAAGGCCCGGAGCTACAGTGGATGAGTGTACTCAACCAAAGCACTGAAACCGGCGAGGATATAGGCTTGCAGCTTATGTCCGACAACTCGACAGACTTGGAGCGGGCCTACTCGGCGTTGAACGGCAAGCTTGCTGGCTACAACGAATACTGGGAATACTACCGGAACCAGCAGAGCCTCGTTTACAGCTCTGAGCGACTGGCCGAGATCTTTGGCTCAGACCTGGCGACGTTTCATTTGAACTGGTGCAAAGTGGTTGTGGGCTCGGTGTTCAACCGTTTGCGGCTCAGGGGCTGGGGCACTGGAGACAAGGGCGCGAACGCGTTGCTTGATGAGCTATGGTCCGCTCTCGGCATGAGTATTGACGCCGACGATGTCCACGAGGCCGCGCTGGTTTGCGGCGAGGCGTTCCTGATCGTATGGCCCGACGACGAGGGGAACCCGGCGCCCTATTTCAACGATCCGCGGCTCTGTCATATGTTCTACGACGGCGAGAACCCGCGCAAGAAAGAGTTCGCCGCCAAGTGGTGGGTCGGGGGCGATGGTCGGCGGTATATGACGCTCTACTACCCCGACCAGCTCGAATACTATGTGAGCAAGGGCAAGGCCGAGGCCGTGACCAGCGCTCAGTCGTTCGAGCCTTGCGAGGAACCCGCGGCTAAGAACCCGACCGCCGAGATCCCGGTTTTTCACTTCCGGCGCACGACCAATATGGCCAGCGAGCTCGAGCCCGCCAAGCCGGTGCAGGACGCCATTGATAAGCTGCTGGCCGACATGATGGTGGCCGCTGAATATGGCGCCTTTGCTCAGCGGTACGTCATCACCAACGCGGATATCTCGAAGCTCAAGAATGGCCCGAATCAAGTGTGGGAGCTGCCCGCTGGCGATGGGGTTGGGCAGTCTACATCGGCTGGCCAGTTCTCACAGACGGATCTTGGCGGCTTTCTTGACTCGATTCGAGAGCTGGCGTCATCGCTGGCGACGATCACCGACACGCCCAAGCACTACTTGGTCAGCTCCGGCGCATCGGCTAGCGGCGAGGCGCTACATGCTATGGAGGCGCCGCTCATTGCAAAGCTGCGCCGCATCATGAGCCGGTTCGGGGTGACCTGGCGCGAGGTGGCCGCGTTCATGCTCAAGCTCTCCAGGCGGCCTATTCCGGCGGCCCAGATTGTCCCGATTTGGGATGATCCTCGAACCGTGCAGCCGGTGACTGAATCCCAGGCGCGTCAAGCGAGCGTTAATGCTGGGATTCCGCTGGTGACGCAGCTTCGCCGCGAGGGTTGGACGGATGATGAGTTGCGACAACTTGACAAGGATCGAGCCGCCGAGTCAAAGGCCAAGGCTAACCTAGCGCAAGCATACCTAGAGCAAGCACGGCTACAGTTTGACCAAGAAAGAGACGGAGACGACGAGAATGGCGAATAAGCTGATACGGGTCATCGGTGGGGCCATCAAAAAGTATCGGGACATGGGCGATAACACCCACGCCGAGGTGGTGGCGCTGGGGGCCGTCGCCGATAGCAGCTCGGACGTTCACGCGCCAGCGGCCAACACGGCGGCGGTTGTGACGTACACGGGCGCGGCGGGCTCCTCTCACGTTATCGCCGGCATCGCGTGGTCCTATGACGGCGCTCCAACGGGCGGCAATCTGTTGGTGGAGGATGATTCGGACACGGTGCTGTCTTTGGATGTGACGGCGGCTGGGCCTGGTTTTATCCCGTTTTCCGTTCCCAAGCGGGCGACGGCAGGGAACGATCTTGTTGTCACCCTGGCAGCTGGGGGCGCCGGGGTCACGGGCAAGGTTTCCGTCTTGGCCCATTGGACGGAGTAGGCCATGGCTGAGCGAGGGGTCTGTGCTGGTTGAGCAGGAGATGCTGAATGGTAACGGCTGGAGTGAGCGGGCTGTCCGGCTTGAGTGGGTTGGTTCCTAACATTTCGTCCGAGTTGCCAGGCTGGTGGAACGATGACGGGGCTATTTCTAACAAGGTTTACGGGGCGTGGGCTGCGGTCGGCGCATCTGACTATGAGGCAAGCCTAGTCGATCTTTCGGGCTATGAACGCGACTTAACCGAGGGTGTCGCGCCTACGTGGGATGCTGTCAATGGCTGGACGGGCAACGGGAGTAGCATGTATTTGCGTATGCCCTTCCCGTGTACGCCGACTATGCTAGTGCTAGTGCGGTTCAGCAACTGCGCGGCTAATATGGCGGTAGCTGGCGTGGCCTCTTGGCCAAACGGCATTTTGTTGGCTCCCGACTACTATGGCGGATTTTATGGTAGTTTCGGGGACCAATCCTTTTACGATGCGGGAAATCAGCAGACAACCGGGCTGATTGCTGTGTCCGCTACGGGGATTTGGAATGGTCTCTCTAAGTCGTCATGGTCTGGTGCGACGGGGATGCTTGAGCATAATATCGCGCTCTTGGCGGCCCCTGACGGCAACGATACGCCGGCTATGCTCAACAGCGGGCGTGTCTTGCTGGCAGCGTGTTTCGACCCGGCCCCGAGCGATGCGGAAATGCAAACTATCATCGCGGCGGCGCAGGCGGTTTAGGTGGGGAGAATGGGAGCAACTCTTGATTTGAACCCCAATCGCGCGGACCTGATGACGTTCACGGCTGGGTTGAGCGTAGCAACCTTCCGAGATGTCACTCCGGCGAATCTGTGGGGCTGTGCGCCCCCTTATCGCAATCCCTTGCTCCAAGAGGAAGCGCTGAACGGGCGGCATGTGCTCTTTTACAACAATGGCGGCTATTATGACTTTTCATCTATCATCGAGAACCCAGAAGGAGCGTCGCGACGCCAGGCGCTAATTGACCTGTTTGGCGTGGGGCCAGTGAATCCCGGATACACTGTTGTAGCGGTTGTCAAGTTTCCGCCCCAGGCGCAGCAGCGAACGCTACTGCATATTGGCAGCTTCCGCGAGAATAGCGAGGGAAAGAGAGTCGCGCTTGGCACGTTGGGGGACATGGGGTTTCCTGGTTTTCACTGGGGGGATGGCTACAAGCGCTTCGGGCAAACGCGCATAGACGATGCGGTGTGGCATGTGGTGGCGTGGCTCTTCCCGGCTGGGGGCGTATATGACGAGGCCTCTCTTTGGGTCGATGGGGATCAATGGGTCGAGGCAATAACCGAAACCCCGACGGGCTCGCCGCTCATTGATCTGCTGGAGGATTATGTCGATCATCTTCTGATCGGGGCTAGCTTGTATGACCTGGATACTTGGTTGCCATTCGAGGGCTACCTGGCGCGCTTGCTGATCTACAATAGCGCGCTGGTTCCGAACCAGGTTGAGCAAGTGTCACACGATCTTGCACATTTGTACGACCTGGGGTGGGGGCGAACCTCGATGGGGGCGCTGTCGAGCCTGAGCGGCCTGTCGGGGTTGGGAGGCGGAGGGTAGGCGATGGGATTCTGCATCGAGACGGACATCGAAAACCTGTTGCAGATCGACATTCCGGCGGTCGGGGCGGCCTAGATGCCCGAGCCCTTGGTGGTTCAGGTGATCCGCCGCTTCAAGAACGATGTGCTCATGCGCGAGGAAGCCCAGCGGATGGAAATGGCGACACGGTACCTTGAGGTCGAGCGACGCCTCGATGCGCAAATAGCCGCGCTGGCCCAGGATCTCGCGGACGTGCGCGACGACGGCGGCACGGTGTCCGAGTCGAAGCTCTTTGAGATGCACCGCTATAAGGCGATGCGCGCCCAGCTCGACGATGAGCTGACCTGGTACATGGACGACTATGCCGAGCCCAGGATCCGCCAAGGGCAATTCTCATTCATGCGGACGGGGCTCGACGAGGCGGCCCAGGCCATTGAGGCAAGCTTTTCGGGCCAGATGGCGCCCTACTTTGACAGACTACCTATCGAAGCGACGGAGAACATGGTTGGGCTCTGCGGCGACGGCTCGCCGCTCCGAGCTCTACTCCGCCAGGCTTACCCGGCGACGCTCCAGGCCATCACGACCGAGCTGGTCAACGCGACGGCGCTAGGCGTCAATCCCCGCGAGGTGGCCCGGCGGATGCTACAGGAAAAGCTCGCGACCGGGCTCAATAGGGCCATGGTCCTCGCTCGAACCGAGCAGCTCCGGGTCTACCGGGAGGCGTCGCGGCAACAGTACTTGACAAGCGGTCTGGTGACCCGCTTCCGCCGTATCTCGGCGCGCAACGCGCGGACCTGCATGGCGTGCCTGGTCAGTGACGGAGAGTGGTTTCCCATCTCGAAACCTATCACCGATCACCCGAACGGGCGGTGTACGGGAGTTCCCGAGGTGCGCGGTGCGCGCACTCCAGTATGGCAGCAGGGGCCTTCGTGGTTCCGAGAGCAGCCCGAATCGTTGCAGGTCCAGATGATGGGCGCCGACTACTATGACGCTTGGCGCTCTGGGGCGTTCAAGCTCAAGGATCTGCGGTCAACCGTGCGGAATGACACGTGGGGGGACAGCCCCCAAGTGACGCCGTTGAGCAAGCTCATTCAGTAGGAGGGGGAGATGATGGAGATGATGCAAAGAAGTATCGAGATCGGGAAGATCCTGGAAGCGGTGTTGATATGGCTGCCCGCGCTCGCGGTGTGGGGCCATATGGCGATCGACGTGGGCGGCAAGCTGGCGGCCAAGAGGCGGAAGTGAGCGAGCGAGACCGCGCGCTCTGGCAAGGCTTGCGCCGCGCGTTGATCATGGCTCTCGGTGCGGTCGAGGACTTTCTCGATATGCCGCGCACCATCACGCCCAGGAGCAGGCGGCGCAGTAGGTAGCACGGCTCACGCAATCGAATAAGCCCCCAAGTATTCACTTTGCGGCGAACCTTTGAGGACGGCGGGAGATCCCCGTTCCTGGTTCGCCGCTTTTTGTTGGCGAGATGCCACAGGAGGGCGAGATGCCTGACAATTTGGACAATACGAATGGACAGAGCAACGGAGAGCAAGACCCGGCCGAGGGTGATCCTAGGCAGGTCGAAACCTATGACACCTGGTATTCGGAGCTCGAGCCCGAGCGCCAGGCCATGATCGACGAGCACACGCAGGGGCTACGCGGCGCGCTGGACTCTGAGAGGGAGCAGCGCAAAGACCTGGCTGGCAAGTTGCGAGATGCAACGGCCAAGCTTGACGAGGGTTCCGAGGCCCGCGTGCAACTGGAACAGATCGGCGCAGACCTTGATGCAGCCAACCGGCGGAATGACTTTTACGAGGCCATGGCTGACGAGGGTTGCAACAATCTCAAGCTCGCGTGGCTTGGCGCCCTGGAGATCGATGCATTCGATCGCAAGGGCAATGTCGATATAGGGGCGCTCACCGAAGCCTATCCGCAGCTTTTTGAGAAACCGCCCGCGCCACGCGGCAACGCCGGCAGCGGGACACAATCGACCCCGGACGCGTTCAATATGGATGCGATGATCCGTCGAGCGGCCGGCCGGGGCTAGGAGAATGAACCATGGCTTATAACAACGTCATTGGTCGGACCGATGCGGCCAGCATGATCCCGATGGAATACTCTGACGAGATCTTGAGCATGGCCACCGAGCAGAGCGCCGTTTTGCGCCTGGCTCGTCGGCTGCGCGACCTGGCGCGCTATCAGAAGACGATGCCCGTCATCAGTGCTCTTCCCGTCGCCTACTTTGTGAATGGCGACACCGGCCAGAAGCAGACCTCCGAGGTCAACTGGACGGATAAGATCATCACCGCCGAAGAGCTGGCTGTGATCGTTCCCATCCCTGAGAACGTTCTGGCTGACTCCGAGTACCCCATCTGGTCCCAGGTGCAGCCGCTGATCGCTGAGGCGTTCGGCAGGGCCATCGACCAGGCGATTCTCTACGGCACCAACGCCCCGAGCTCGTGGCCCGACGACATTCACACTGGCGCCGCGGCGGCCTCGCATGATATCTCGCTGGCGTCCTACTCTGACGAGTACGAGGCCATTCTGGGGGAAACTGCCGGAGGCGCCGACGGCCTGGCCATGCTGGTCGAGGCCGATGGCTACATGGTCACCGGCTATGTAGCGCATCTCTCGATGCGCGGCAAGTTGCGCAACGTGCGAGACGCCAACGGGCAGCCTATTTTCAAAAGCGACGTGCAGGGCGCGACTCGTTACGCCCTCGACGGAGAGCCGGTCGAGTTCCCACGAAACGGGTCGATCGACGCCTCGACGAGCCTGATGATCGCTGGCGACTGGCAGCAGATCGTCTACGCAATGCGTCAGGATATCACTTGGAAGCTGCTCACCGAGGCCGTGATCCAGGACGGCGCCGGGAACATTGTTTACAACCTGGCTCAGCAAGACATGGTGGCCATGCGGGCCGTCATGCGGTTGGGTTGGCAGCTCCCGAACCCCATCAATCGGATCCAGGAGACGGAAGCCTCGCGGTACCCCTTCTCCTACATGACCAGCTAGGAGGCGATCGTGGGTCTGTTTCCGAAAGCAATCACCGAGTACCTGGCCTTTCAGGGGATTCCCCGAGGGCCGAACAGTAACATCTACTTGGTGGACGCGGCCAATGGCAGCGACACCAATCCCGGCACGAGTTTTGCGGCTCCCCTGGCGACGATCGCCGCGGCCGAGGCGCTCTACGTCGCCAACCAGCACGACGTTGTGCTTGTCCTGGCTGGGTCGAGTGGCAACACGCTCTCGGCCGCGCTGACTTGGGACAAGAGCTACACGCACCTTGTGGGCATGTGCGCCCCCTCAATGGC